TTATAAAAATTTATATCAGCTGAGTATGGTTCAAAAACTTCACTATGGCCTAAATTATCCATAGCCTCACGGATAACAGCATAGTATTTACCCATGTTATCAAATTTATGGTCGTGAAATTTATATACCACTAGTGAACTTTCTCCATTCAATCATATTCTTTATATTCTGATGTCGCCATTTTATATTCTCTAGTATTTCTTTGAGAGTATCACACAGTTCTTCTAAATATTGTATTTTTGCTTGGTGTTCTTGTATATCGGAATCGGCATCATAAAATTTATCCATATCACCCTTTAATATAGTAAGTCCATTTAATGGGTCATAATCCCAATTATGTTTATCTATATCTTCTTGTGACATTTTACCATTATAGTGTAACCATTTATCTTTTAGTAATACTTTAAAATCTAGGTTAGCCTTTTTAAGCTTTAACCTATTAACACTTAATAGTTCCAAATATTTTCCATGGAGTTTGGCTGACTGCCGAGAGGTTTCATCTAGATTCATTTCATCTATTTCTGAATCCTTTTTCCACATTTCTAGTATAGTTTCGAGATTATTCATAATATGTATATTATATCACATTTTAAGGTAAATGTAAACCCTTAATTTATTTCAAAGTTGGTAAATCCAAATGTTATATCTGCCTGCACATAGTCTACAGTTTCTGCTTGTGTATCAAATTCTATAGCGGATAACGCAGTTGGAAATACGCCATTAAACTTGATTTCTTTTGATACATTATTATGTGATGATAGTATCAGAAGTGTGGCATCATACTTTAAATTTTCTTCTTTTTGATTACTATTAATTAATCTGTGCATCCAGTTAAATGTCTCTACATAATTTTCTAGGTTTTCTGTTACATTTACTCTCAATGCTAATTCATCAAATGTAAGCCTATCTCCTGTCATAGCAAGATTTACGCCACGAAATGGTGTATCTACTGAGGTTAAATTAAACCCAGGCATTGTACATGCCGTAGCAAAATATTCTAAGTTAGGAAACTCTTGGGTATCTATCTTGAATTGAAAGCCTACAGGGCTAAGAAAGTTTGGATTTGAAGTTAATGTTGCCATATTAGTATTTATATAGTTTATTTTTTTAATCTAAAAAAAGGGAGTCCGAAGACTCCCTAATTTATTGAGTTATTAACTCTGGTTTACACCATAATGTCGTCAACTCTGAATATTCTGAAATATTGGTTTTCCCTGTTATTTCCTAAACCGTCACGAGCAACGAAAGGATTAGCAATCATGCCATACCTTGTTTTGAAGCCCATTCTTGGTTGGAAATCATTCTCACCAACGGCTTTAACCATTGTTAGTGGAACGTAAGGACAGTAGAATAAACCTGCGTCATACGGGTTTGTTCCTCTGTAGCCAACACATACAAAATCAGTAGTTGCATATGGATCGATGTAGACTTTAACTCTTCCGTTAAGAACACCAGCAAAAGTATTACCTGTGTCATCAACATTTAAGTTAGCTGAAAGAGCAGGAGTGTAATCTAACATTCCAGCAGCTGCAAGAGCAGAAGCAACATCAGAAGAACAGATTACAAAGTTACCTTTTCCTCTTCTTGTTTCTTTAGCAATTACATTACATTCTCTTTCAATCTGCATGATTAAGCCTTTAAATCTCTCAACCATCCATCTTCCATCTGAATCTGTGTTTACATCAAAGATACCACTTACAGCAGTAGATGTTTGTAAAGCACCAATTTTAGCTTTAGTTAAAACAGTTCTAACAACTTCTCTGTTGATTTCAGCTAAGATTTCAGCAGATAGTATATTAGCAAGTTCACCTTCAGCGTCAAGACCGTGAATCGCTTTTAGGTCTTGTGCTAATTCCATGGTGTATTCAGCTTTAAGAGCTCTTGACTTAGCTGTTACTGTTGATTTCTCAATAGTAAAGGCCATCTCGCCAAAAGAACCGTCGCCTGACTCACCGACACCTAGCCTTTCAGCAGCAGCCGTTGATAAACCAGAACCGAATGTTGATACGGTATCTGCCTCGTCACCGATTGTGCCGTCTGTGTCAGCATCAGTTACACCACTTAACCCTGTTGGGTCAGCTTGATGAGTACCTGTTCCTGAAAAATCAGTATCTGCTTCATTAAATAATGCTTCAGTTCCTGATTGTGAGCTAAATTTACTCTTCATTGCAAAGATAAGACCTGTAGGTCCACTCATAGGCTGAACACCTGCGATATCATAAGCAATAAGGTTAGGCATAGCTCGTCTTACAAGAGAGATTAATACTGGGTCAAAAGTTCCGATGTTATTCGGAGCTGAACCTGAACCAATATTGTTAGCAGCTGCAGCCTCAGAAATGAAATTTCCTTGTGCTTGTGCTCTTTCTTCTTGTAGGGCTACCTCTTGGTTTTCCAACAGTCTAGCTGTAACAGCTTTTCTGTAACGGTCATTAATAGAATCAACACCCTCGTGGTCGAGAACGGGACCCCATTTTTCCATTAATTTTTGGTCTGCACTAAACATTTTTAGTTTCCCCTATAATTTAAGATTAAATTAAAATAATCATTAACTAATTATTAGCTAATGTGTTTGTTAATAGCTTGAGTATATCTAGCCATAGATGAAGATATTTCCTCTTCGGAAACATTTTCTTCGCCTAATAGACTATCAACTTCGTCCACTGATTCATTAACTTCTTTTTTGAAGTATGATTCTTTAACAGTTTTTACTTTATTTTCAAAAGAGTCTCTGTTATCAAATTCAACATCTTCTACTAATGATGCTAACTTTTCAGCTTCTGTTTCTGCAAGCCCTTCGGATTGTTCTCTAATTACATCTTGTTTTTCAAAAGATTGAACTTTTTGATGTAGGTCGATATTATCCTGTGTGGATTTATTTAATGCTTCTTCAAGCTCAGTTTTCTCTTCGTTGAGTTCGTCAACTAGATCTACTTTACTTTCAGGAACATCTACATAGTGTTCTGTGAACACATTGTGTAAAGAAGTCATGAACTCTTCTGCAATTTCAGTTCTTAAACCTTGTTGCACTTGTAGTTCATTTTCAGTCATCCATTGTTCGACTACATAGTCAAGGTAACCATTTACCTTTTCTACTAAATCGTTTTGAACTTCTGATATTTCATCTTCAAGATTTTGCGCGTATTCGCTTTCTAATCTGTCGATTTCTTCGGTTAACTTAGATGTTAACACGGCTTCGAAGATTGTACTTGCCTTATCACGGAATCCATCTGAAAGTGTTGCTTCTTCTTTAATGATGTTTTCTAAATCCTCATCAAAATCAATTGATTCTACTTTAGCTTTCGCCTTAGGTTCAGCAACCTTACTAGGTGCTCCCTTAGTAGCAGTATCCATAGATTTGACGGAATCCTCTTCACCATCAATAGAAACTAACTTTGCAAACATTTTCTGCGCATCTTCTTTTCTAGCAGCTTTTAGCATATCTACTGCAGCTTGAATCACACCAGCTTTTGTTTTCGGAACAGAAACTTTAGGAGCGGACTCCTTTTTCTCGTCGTCGTCATGTTTCATTTTCATTTCTTCCATGTCGTCTTCGTCTTTCTGTTCGTCTTTTTTCTTTTGTGACATCACGCTTTTACTGTCGTCTTTATCTTTCTGACTCTTCATAGAACCATACTCGTTTAATTGACCTTCAGTCTCTGAGCTTCCCTCGTCTAAAATTTCTTCATTCTCAACGAGCTCTTCCACTTGCTCTTCTTCAACATTAGATATGTCCTCGGCTACTGTATTTATAGCGTCGTCTGACATAATAGTCTCCTATATTACTTTAGAGTTTAATTTAGAGAGGAAATTTTTAAACGCTTTAATCTCAGCGTTAGGCAATCCTTTAGCTGGAGTGCGTTTAATTTCAGTCTCAATTTCTTCAATGTCTTGTCTGCGAATAATACCGTTATCCCATACCCAGTTAACACCTTCCATAACTCCATTTACAAATGCACTTGGAGCTGAAGGGTCCTGGACAATATCAATAGTAGATAACATAAAGTCATCTCCCACATGTGCGGCGCCATTCCTCTGGACTAGACTTCCCATACCACGACTTGATACACCAAGCTTAACACCGCCGTCGAGTAGTCCTTCGACTATTTTTCCCATAGGGGTTTTAAGTATTGATGCTTTTCCTACAACATCATTTCCCTGCCAATGCAGTGAATCGATTTTGTGTGAAACTTTATCAAGGTTAACTGTTGGTCCATCTGGATGATTTAATTCTCCAACAGCTCTCCCTGTTTCGACCTGTTCTTTGACATACTTTTCTACAGCACCTGTTAGTACTTTTTTGTCATAGACTCGGCCATTTTTGTTCTTTTTATTAGATTGCATAAAGACGCCTTCAATAAAATAGTTTTTCTCACCATTTTTCTTGGCCTCACATATGATATCCAATTCTCTGTCTACATATTCGGTTATTAACTTCATAGTTTACCTAAATAGTTTTTGCATTTGCTGATATGCTTTTCGAGCGTCTTTTTCTTTTTTATATGTATCTGCTAATTCGCCTTGTACATATAACTTAAACTCTCTTCCTGCCTTAGTAAGAATAAGCTCACCCTTGTGATTTGCGAGTTCTTTTTCGCCTCTTGCAAGTTTGAGTTTACCTCTTAACTCAGCAAATGATTGCATTTATTATTCCTCTTCTGAGTTTAACTGAGTTTCTTCCTCTTCTTGGACCTCAGTAACTGGCTCATCAACCGGTTCTTCAACGGTTTTTGTAACCATATTAGATGCAACTTGTATTTTCTTTGCATCTAATGCAGCGCTCATTTTATCCTGCATTGCAGTATTAAACGATTTACCTGCGGCAACATTATCGTTGTTTTTTAAATTATTAATAATATCTCTAACTGTCTCACTCATTTCAATTTCCTCTGTATATATTTATAAATTTTTTAACTTTAAAAGCCATCATCATCTTCATTATCATAGGCACCATCAGCTTTTTCTTGCTTCATTTGTTCTTCCATTTCCTTGATTTGCTCATCGTCCATTCTCAGAACATTTTTAGCAGTCCATTCAATGGATATGAATTTACCTATGTAATCTTGTACACTACCTAACATATCAAATCTTTCTCTAATCATTTCAGACTGTTTTAATTCAGCAAAATAATTATCTTCGATATAATCAAAAGTAATTGTTTCTTTCCAATCGGCCCAATCTTCTTTGGTAATAATACCTTTCAATAATAGTTGAGTTTTTAAAAGTTGCATGAATAAATCAGAAAATCTTTTTCTTAATCTATCAATAAACTTTTTAAACTTAACTTCGTCTCTAGTTATTTCAGTAGTTCTACCTAAACTAAACTGCGATTCTTGTTCCAATCTGTTAATTGGTACATTCAATGACCGATATAATTTCTTTTGGAAATATAATATATCATCTATTTGACCGAGGTTTTCACCGCCAGGCAAAGTAGTAATCTCGGTCCCTCTTCCGCCTTCCCTACGCGGCAGGAAGAAGTCCTCGAGCATCGACATATGTTTTCTGTCATCTTTTATATCGCCAGTCTTAGCGTCGTAGATTAATTTATTTCGATATTGGTTCATAATACCTCTAAGGTAATCTTCCGCTTTACCTTTTGGTAAGTTACCAACATCAATATAAAATATTCTTCGTTCTGGAGCTCTTGATATTCTATATATTACCAATGAGTCTTCCATCATTCTTAGCTGATTTACAGGCTTTAAGGCCTTTTGTAAATAAGATAGAATTCTTTTTCTTTGTGGGTCCATCATACCAGATGTGCAATATGCAATAGCATCTGGATATATTTTTAACCCTTGAGATGATGAGGCCATTTCCTTATCTTGGTACATGAAGTACTCATCAACCTTTTTAATAATTTTAGCACCAGTTAGTGGGTCTTGTTCTTCTTCTATTTCTTTGACCTTTCTTAATTTAACTGGGTCTATATATCTTAATTCTTTGATACCGGCCTTTGAGTTTTCTTTATCAATAATAATATGATAAGGTAACCTGCCGTCTATATACCATTTTCTAAAAATGTCATGCGAATATTGATTGAAATTTAACAATCTTGTTATCGTATCAAATTCGTGCTTGACTGATTCTTTTATTTTATCTGATATTTTTAATTCATCTAATACTATATTAACTGGTGCCTCTGCATGGTCACCAACAATAGCCTCATTAATAATATCTTCAATAGCAGCATCACACTCTGGTTGTGTTGCTATATCACGATATTTGAGCATAAGGTCGATATCGGTTTTAGCATTATCGCCATCAATATCTATGTATGCTCCAAAGTGACCACCTGATTGTATTACACCTGCACCATCGTCGCTATCCTTTGGTACAAATGAAGGCCTCAGTGGTTCCTCTGATTTTCTTTTAATTTCAAATCCGAAAAATTCTGCCATATTATATTCCTATATTATTGGGGGAGTTTCCTCCCCCTCTAATATTATTTATCCTTATGAAGTTGTGTCTGATTCCCAATATTGTACTTGGAATTCAACAGTAAACTCTTCAATAGTGTTTTCTGAGTCGTAACTGACTTCAATTTCAGACATGTTAGTTGGAAATACTCCTCTGAAGTCGTATCTCTTTGTAACTTCTCCTGCCTTATTTAGTTGTTCAACAACCGCATCGGCTTGATAATCAGTTGGGTTGGATAAACCGGTATTATCATTGTGAGAATTTATCCCGTTCATCCATCTCTCCATTGCATTACGAACTTCAAAGCCCACATCATTGATAACGGTAATTGTCCATGGGTCAAATGTTCTGTCACCAGCAATTTGCAACTGTCTGCCTCTAAAGAGTACAGGAATAGGTGCAATTACAGATGAAGGCATCTGAGCAGTTTTACACATAAATGATGTGAGTTCCACATCACCTTGAGCATAACTAGGATAATTCATAGTTACCTTAAAGAGGTTACTTCTAGCTCCACCGCCTACGAGTTTGGATTTAAAATCGTCTACGCCTAATATTGCCATGATTTACCCCCTATGATGATGAACCGGCGACTTCACTAAATTCCACGCCAGTCCTTGTTGCTATAAAGTTCAATGTAATGAAGTTAATAGACCTTGCAGGCTTGATAAATATATCAGCTACAAATCTATTGGTATCAATTACTTGACCTGTGTTATTTGATTCATCACAGATTACTAAAAAGTCTGTGACTCCCCTTCGACCTTTAACATCTCGTAAGAAAGGTTCAACTAGATTTCTAAATTGAGCCCTTGTAAACTCGTCGTTAAATTCAAACAACTGTGCTTTAGCAGCAGTTGATATTGCTTTTTCTAACACGATGAATAATCTACGAACATTAATCCTATCAAATGCAGAAGGTCTACTTAATAAAGTTTTATCTCCAAATAATAATGTACCTTGTCCAGGTAATGATACTATTGGATTAATTCTTGCTTTATATAATTTATCTCTTTCTGCTTTCTTAGGGTTAAATGCTAACTTTGTGACTCCAAGAAGCTGACCTCTGTTTACACCAGCTGGTGAAAACCATGCATCTGCGACATTGTCTGCATTTGCACAAAGTCCGGCCACATGACCTGAAGCTCCAATATATCTAAATACATCGTTGTATTTGTCATATACATAAAGAGCTGAAGAATCAACTGAACCGTATGAAGTTGAAGTTAATGTGTCTGCGAACGCCTTAACAGCACTAGCAGGGTCGCTTTCGCCCGCTGTATCTGCAATTGGAGGTGATACAAATGCCATACAATCTTTTCTTGCAATTGCTTTAGCAAGAAGATTATTTGCAATTGTGTTCTGTCCGTTTGCATCTGGAGAAGCAAAAAGTAAATTTACATCTACTGTTTCTTCGTCTGCTAGAAATTCAAATCCAGCATTTATTTCTCCGGCTGTAGGAGCATTATCGTCTGTCCCACCTGATAGTGAGTTTTCGATTGCAGAAGTTGATGTAGTGAACGAGGTATTTGCAGCTACTGTTTCTCCAGCATCACTCAATGATGTTGGATGGTCGGTCCACCATATCCACTCAGATTGTTGGTTAATAACATCTTTGTAGAAGTTGGTAGTACCATCAGATTTTTTAGCATCAGAAGCTTGAGATAAGAACTCAAACTTTTCTAATACTTGACCTGGTGTTCCAGTAATAACTCCATCTTCGTCTATTACAACGATATGTAGTTCGTCATCAAGTGTGGCAGGTTTGCCTAAATCTAATGCATACTGTGATGTATCAGGCGCTGCATCAAATATATCACTATATTTTTTGTCAGTCGCATATTCGATTGTATCGAAGTTTGCTACATCAGCAGTTATTAGACCCACTTTTAAACTATTACCTAATACCCCAGGATATTTAGCTACCCAATTACCTTTGCTCAGACTGCCATCAGCATAATTATTGTCGTAATCATCATCGTTCTTAATCAGCTGTCCTGAACCATCGGCGGTCGCGTTAACGTGACCTGATGAAACACGGACTACTTTCAGTGCGTTTCCATACTTTAAGAATGACGCGGCTACTAGAAAGTATTTCGCTGTGTTGGAATCTGGTGTACTAAATTTCTCTGCTAAATCCTTTTCAGAACTTATTAGACAGATTTGGTCAACAGGACCCCAATTGAATGACCCGGCAAATCCACCAATACTAGTAGATACTGCAGGAACCACTCCAGTGGCATCGATTTCTTTTACTTCGACGCCTGGTGATACTTGAAATGCCATCGCTTTGTCCTCTATTTGTTAAATGAGTTAGTTTATAAGTTTCATAATAAGGTTATCTTCACTGTTATTATTTATAAATACTTATATCCTAACGAGATTTCCTTTTAAAAACCTTATCCCAATGTTCTTTAAATTTACCGGTTAAACCATACCATGTAATAAAAAATGCAAATATAATGGTTCCAAACCCTATTGAAAGAGCTTCGAGCCAAAGAATTAATTGTGAATCAACTAAATTCATCATATTATTCAGAATTTAAAGGGCCTGCCGGCCTTATTTTCCATGTTCTTCTATCTTTAAAGTATTCTAAAATCTTTTGAGTTAAACCCTTTTCAATCTTTTCTATTCCACCAAACCCAGGCATACTATTAACTTCTAATATATAAGGTTGGTCTTTTTCTCTATTTTTAGCAGGTATAAAATCAACACCTACCAATCTTCCATCTACTGCTTCTGCTGCAGCTAGTGAATCTCTTTCTTCTATTTTAGTTAATTTAAATGAAGTTGATTCGGCACCTAGTGATACATTACTTCTAAAGTCACCATCACTAATAACTTCTCTTTTCATTGTACCTAAAACTTCTCCATCTAAAACTATAACTCTTACATCATAGTCTGTTTTAACATATTCTTGTAATAATAGTGCTAAATTTTTATCGTATAATTTTAACATCTGTACTGTAGAATATAATGACCTCATACTCTCTTGTATTAACACACCAACCCCTGTTTGTGAACCGATGGACGCCTTGAGTATTACTGGGAATTTATTATTTAATTCTTTCATGACCCTTTCTGTATCATCTGAATATGCAATAGGTACAGTTTTTGGAGTTCTCAATCCTTCTTGTCTACAAAGAATATCTGTTAAATACTTACTAGAACATTTATACCAATTAGCCAATGAAGGAATTGTTACATATCCTTCTAATTCAAACTCATGTATAATATCTGTCCAAGTCTGAATATTTGTCATTCCTTGGGTACCTAATCCTCTGGAAAATAATACTGTATTATCAGGGTGTACTTCAATCGGTTTTTGTTTTGGAACGGCAAGGTCGCCTTTTTCGTTAGGTAAAGTTACAGCATCATCTTCGTTAAAGCCATATGCATGAATAAATGTTTTACCACCTTTTCTCTCTACAAAAGTACCTTGAAAATCAACTCTGTATATTTCTACTCCAGCCTTTTTAGCAGAGCTTTGCATAAGTTTCCAAAGTGTGGCTGTAGAACTATTATCAGATACATCTCTGGACTCATCGTGACTATTTACAAACCATACCAACTTGTAAGGCTTTATTTCTTCGTAAAGATTCTGTGGGTTATATTCTCTAAAATTTTGCATTTCCTTTCCATTCTTGCTCAAACCATATATTACCTTCTTCATCTTGCTCTGGCTGTTGGCCACTGCCATTTTCAATAAATCCAAATGGTAACATATCGTCTTGTATTGCTTTTAATCTTTCTTTATATAGTAGGTTTTTCATATCAATATTAGTTAATGACTCAAATATATCCGTAGATGTAAACCATGCAAACATAACTAAATTCATCATTAAATCATCATGGTTAGGTGCTATGGCCATATAACTGTTTCCTCTTGAAACAAATGTACTCATCTCAACAATTGTTTGTGCGTCTACTATTTTAAGTTTGTCTTGTTCTATTAGGTCTTTTATACCTGAACAACCAATCCTTTTTACTCTTCGGGTCATTGTTGCACCCAAAGCATTAGCTTTAATAGATGACTCCACAAACATATTTTCATACTCTAAATCATAATATAAACCATTACATACCACAGCACCTTGGTCATTACTTTCTATAACCACATATGCTTCATTATAATGTTTTGCATACTTATATATAATATCAGGCATTAGCATGGGAGATATATTATTATCTCTAAATACAGCAACCTGTTCAAAGGGTTTAGTCGATACATCTATAAGTGTAAATGTACTATAATCTTGAGCCCTACCCTTTGCAACATCAACCGTCATCACATATTGATGTTCTTTTTCTGGTTGTTTATATATGAATGTATTCTCATTTATAAACTCTGGTTCTATACTTTTTTGTGCTAATAAAAAGTTAGCACCTATAAGTGTATTACCCCTTCCATGAAATGTATTTCCAAACTCTTGTTCGAATTGTAACTCAGAAGTATTTGCAATAGTTTGCTTCTTCCATGTTTTATTTCGGCCTGGCACATCCCACCAATCTACTCGAAAGGGTTTAAACTCATTTGTTTCTTGCACAGCCCCTTCCCATAATTTATGATATACATTTCCAATACCGTTTGCTGTAGAACAGATTATAATTTTAGTATCTGTACCAGCAGTTACTACAGGATATGTAGATGTATAAAATTGTGCATCGTTTTCAACAAATGCAAACTCATCTAAAAATAATAGGTTAATAGATAAACCACGAATAGAATTACCACTCGTAGCAGAAGCAATTATTCTACTATTATTACTAAATTCTATACTACCTTTATTTAATGCCTTACAACCAGGCTGTAAAAAGAAAGGTAAATTTTCTAAGGCCAAAGTAATTCTGGCCAACATTTCTCTAGCAACAGCTCCTTTGTTAGCAAGGATAGCAATTGTTTTCTCTGGGTGGAAACATGCATACCACAATAAAAATACCACAGAAGAAATAGACTTGCCGCTTTGCCTACATGCAAGAACAATATTAAATCTATTCTCGTTAAAGTGTTTAAACATTTTTCTTTGATATGGATATAATTCAAATGGAACTAATCCTTTATCAAGAGCAATAATCTTTATATACTTTTTAGCGAAATATGCAGGATTTTTCATGCATTTTCTATACTCTAGTATTTCTTCTTTGGTAAATCCGGTTTCGACCCCATCTCTTTTTACATTGGGATTACCAAGATAACCAAATTCATTATTTTTAATTCTCTGCATCTATATAATCTTTATCTTCTTTACCAAGCATTCTTTGTAAATCAGATGTACTACCCACAAAAACATTATTATTTGTAATTTGTTTTTTCTCTTCTTCGGCCTTTTCTTCTTTCTTTAAATCTTTTTTATCTTTTTGAAGCTTCATTAGCTTTTCGGTAGTATCTCCAATATCTTTTATCGCCTTAGATAATACTTCAAATGCTCTCGGATGTTCAGACTCTCTAGCAAGTTCTGCCAAAGTATCTAGTGACCGAGTTCCGGTCTTTATTAACTCTTTATAAGTTTCTCTGGAAAATTCATAATCGTCCTTTATATCTTTATCTTCTATAGGACGACTTTTATGAACCTCAGGCAGGTTTTTTTCTAAGCTTTTTTTAATTTTATCTTTGTTATCCATAATATACTCATTAGCTTGTCTTAGTTATAACACCGCCCATGCCTGGGTGTATTGAACAATAATAATAAAGTGTGGTTGGTGTATTTGCATCTACCACTAAGGTAGTAGATGTATTTGTAGTAGTTACACCTGTCGTGTATTCTGTGCCACCATTGTGTGTACCATCAGATGTTGTTGAAAGTCTCAATGGGTGTGCTGCAGGATATTCCCACACATATGTACCACCCGTAATTACTGTGAAACTTGCTTGTTGTACTCCTTGATAATAATATGCATTACCACTTTCACCATAACCACTTTTAGCTGCTACGGTTAATACATAAGTAGTTTCACCAGATGTTTGTTCGCCCTCAGAACCACCAGCCCCTGCTGTATTACTACTACCTGTATTTACAATAGTAGTTACTACACTATATGAATCACTCGGCCCGGCTGTAGTAGGATTAATTGTTAAATTCATTTCTTCAAGTATTTGTGAACCACCTGTATCATTATTAAAGTCAATATTAATTTCTTTAATGAGACCTTGAGTACCGTCTGAACCATAAAACTTCATTTTCATTATAAAGTCAAGCTGATATATTAGTACCCTTCTTTCGGTCATATCACCTTCGTATTGGTCATCTATATTTACCCCTTGTAAAATAACAGGGACATCTTGTTTATATGTAGTCCAGCCATCTATTGGTTTAATTGTTACTGTATAATCAGGTTGGAAATAAGGAAGTATTTGCTCTACAAGCTGTAAGCCATCATCTTGGTTTTTGGCCAAGATATATAACGACATACCTATATCGTATGAAACCCACTGTTTAATTGCTTTCTTTCTAGTTTTATCAGACGCATGTACTTCATTTATTTGTCTGCGTTTTTGTAATTTTTGTGTAGGGTCCAATGTCAGGCCTGTTATTTCAAAAGCCATTCTTGGTAATTTTAAGGCTACAGAAGCATCGAAACCGGATTCAGTATCTAATCTTGCAAGAAACTTTTGTTTTGGCCCATATGCAAGGGGAACTTTTTGACTGTTTAGTATACCACCTGAACCATCTTTTCTTACAACTTTTAAATTATTAAAAAGTGTACCAAAGACTGCGACTGATTTTCGCATAGTGGCATGATAGAAATGGTCACCAAACATTAGTAAGTCTCCGATGGGTCACCAAATGGATTGGCTTCTGAAAAATCAATAAATCCGTCTGCAAAGGCTTCTATTTCATAGTTCATTGCTGCTTCATCAGTAGCAAAGGATAGACCTGAACTATCGGTAACTTCACTTAGTATTTCAAAAATAAACCCATTGTTACCTGATGTAATACCCTTTAAAGGAACCGTAGTAGATACAAAAAAGCCTTTATCTTCTGTCGAGTTTGTTACACCAATATTAGATATAAATAATCTTTGTTGGGTAGATGATACATCTTCTACATTTGCAACTTCACCTATTGTTGCAACCTCTGCTGTAGTTACATTACCTGAATTATCTTTTACTTCTGCAACATGGATTTGTTTTACATCTTCTCCAGTTTTAAATGGAATGTTTTCTGTAATGTTTACTCTCATAACCTGTTGGTATGAAACAGTATTTATTTCTTCATCTATTTCTTGGACACCTGTATCAAAATCTTCTTCTGAGTATTCAAAGAGAGCACATGATAATTTATATACAGGTAAATCAGATAATTGATAGAATGGTTTATCATCTTCTACAAAAGTAATTTCAAAGAAACTATTTGTCATTGGTAAAAATAATAAATCACCTTCGACCGGTTTGATACCTTCAGCATCTCCAACTCTTTCGTATATACCTACTCTTCGTTCCCAAACTTTTCTGGATATAATAAATTGAGCTTCATCACGAATTTCTACTCCAAACTTAGAGAATAAATCACCAGCACCCTCGAATCCATCTATGTTCTCAATATATGCTTCAATTAAATATGCATCATCAAATTTAGAAGCAGAATCTTCTCCAAGAATATTATCTCTATTTACTAAAGTACGAGGGATATAATAGACATCTTGTCCATATATTTTAAGTGATTCTATTATCAGGTCTTCGTAAAGCTGTTGTTCAGATTTTACGGCCTGAGAAAAATATACATTTCTCGGCATAATATTATCCTGTCATAAAGTCGACTGGCTTTTCCCAATTAAGTCGTGCTTCTTCTTCTAATTTTTCTAATTCTTCCTTTGCGTCATCAAATAGTTGTCGACCGTTAAATTGGACCCCACCAGGCATTTGCATACCTTCAAATTTTATGAGGTTTGTGCCCCATTGTTTTTTAATTAGAGCCGTTGCATATTTTTTAAGATAATAATCATTATATACATCAGTATAAGTATCAGGGTCAACAATTCTGCGACATTCAACTACTAAATAATCATCAACATCTACTTCTTCGTCCCAATCCATAAATACTTCTAACTGATTTTTATGTCTATTAAAATTAATATGTTTTTCATCTGAATCAATTACCAAATCAAGCATTGATAAAAACTGCTGACTCATTACATATTCAGATAATGTACCCATGAAACCTAAAGAATAAATATCATTTAAATGTATTTGATACCTAATATCAAACATATCAGATGATGTAACCGAATCTCTTATGGGCATTAATCTAATTACATCTATAATTAAATCATTTATAGGTAAATATCTATTTTCAATATCGCCCTTTTCTATACCACCAGATGATGAAATAACACCAGTTGCTCCAGTGTTTCCACCAGTTACGGTTTCACCACCAACGAATGGCACATTTGAATCTCCTAATGCATTATATCTCAATGTAGAAGTAGATGGAACCGATTTAACAACTGCTGTTGCACCGGACGTTCCACCTGTAACTTTTTCTCCAACTTGGAATGTACCTGTAGTAACTGCCTGAAAAACTAATCGACTATTAGTTACTTTATGTTTCATATAAAATTTTTCAACCGCATCAGAATGATACTCTTGATAAAACTGAAGAGCTTCATCTACTCTATCATCTATTTGGTCATCATCAACATTTATTTCGATTACTGGGTGCCCTAAGGACCTTAAACAATAGTCCGTAAATGTTGTTTTACTATTTGGTTTTGCCATATTAGTATTTATACCTTTTTAAAATTTAGTTTAACTTTCCAAGTTTTCTATTCTCGTTTTAAGAGCATCGTTTTCGTCTTTTAATTCTTTCATTGCTCTTACTAAGTGTGCAATTATACCTGTTGGGTCTATACCCATATCTTTTTGACCATCAGTTCCAGTGACAACATCTGGTAATACTTCTTGTACTTCTTGTGCAATAAATCCTGTTTTTTGATGTCGTAACTCGGTTGAATAATCATCAACCTTTTTCATTTTAAATGATTTTATTGGTAGATTAATGATTTTGTCCAAAGAGGTACCTGGAACTTCTTTTATATCTTCTTTTAAATCTCTATCAGAGATATTACTTCCTGCAAAGTAATAATCTCCATTACCATAAACCCTAAATAGATAATCAGAAGCCCAATGTGAAAGATGAATATAATTACTATTACTATTATTTGAATCCCATCTATATCCAAGATAACCGGTGTTTTTACTGGACATTGCTTTTCCAATAAAAAGACCATTATTTTCTCCACTACCCAAGTTGGGGCATGAAATTTCGACAGAGTGATTAAATTGTGCAGAGCTTGGATTAACTATTTCAAGGTTAGGACTGTTTGCAGTTCCGTTTTTATTTTCCAGAACTAATCTTCCATTACCACTAAATCTGCCATAACGAGTTCCAGAATTTTTAAATTCTGCAATGTTTGTACCTGTAGAGCTTGTTTCTACTAATAAACCACTATAATTCCCACTAGCACCACCGGTTTGATGTATCGTAACCAATGGACCATCATAACTTCCATCAACATGAAGCTTAGATGAAGGACCAATGGCTCCTATTCCTACATTACCGCTAGAGTCGACTCTAATTTTCTCTGCACCATTAATCTCAAATTTAAATCCATCTGAAGCAGAATTAAAAGCTAGATAAGCAGACTCTCCTCTAATCCAGTTTGAATCATTATTACCTGCTGTGCCTTGTGAACCTAAAGCAAGTCTTACATCAGCTGCTCCTGCAAACCCTGCATATCCAGAATTTTTAACAAACATCTTAGCTGTTCCACCTGCATTCCTTACTTCAAAATCATTTCCATTTGCTACAAGTTCAACACTCCCACCATTATCAGCAAGTCCTATACCACCTAGTGAATCAGTAGAAGTAAATGTAGCAACTATATTATTTGCACCATTGTTAAATGCTGCACTCGTTCCTGTTAGTGCACCTGTTAATGTACCACCCGCTAGAGGTAATTTAGTAGCAATACTATTTGTTAATGTGGTATTTAAAGCAGCATCATCATTTAAAGCTGCTGCAATTTCATTTAATGTATTTAGAGTGCTAGGTGCACCATCCACTAGGTTTGATATTGCTGTAGTTACATAAGCAGTTGTCGCAACGTTTGTGCTATTATCACTCGCTGATTGAGTAGTAGCTACTGTTGCGTCTAAATTACTTGGTACCTTTGTTAATGCCATATTATCCTTCCTTTATCAAATTGATGTATATTGTAGCCCTTGTAGTTCACCGGTTATTTCAACTGTTATACCACATATAACTTGATAACTACCTGAAGTATTAGTTATAGGTATTATTACTGTAGTGGCGTTTGTTTTAGACATACTTCCAAAAGACATAACATTTGCAGTATAACCAAGATTAAGTACTGTTGTTCCTGAACCTTGACCACCATATCCACTTGTATTACTTGAGTTATAACCCCAACCCCAAACTTTCTCAAGGCTACCATTTGCGTTAACATTACTATAATCACCAGACATAGTTACTCTAACTTGTCCGTGAACATTACCACCAGACAAATGGAATGTTAGGTTTCTTGTTTGACCGGCTGAAAACACTACTCGTTGTACCCAAGTATATCTTCCGTGATTTGAATGCTCGCGCCACACAGCACCATATTGGTCGATACGCATTCTTTCTGTGTCAGCAGTTTGAAATTGTATTGATGCCCCAGAAGCATCAAATATTTGTTTCTCGTCTCCGTTGCCTATCTCTAAAGAGCCATTTGAAATATGACTTATTTCTGTTACAGCTAACTTTCCATTAGAAAGTAACTTCGCATAATCTGTTCCAGCTGATTTGAATAAAATTGCACCACCTGCAGTTTCAGCATCTATAAATGTATGACCACTGGCATCTACACCTATACTTCCATGATTACCACCTGTTGCACCAAAAGTAAGTTTTCTTAGTGTTCCATCTGAACCACTTAATAGTGCATTACCTGAAACATCTAATTTTTCTGCAGGACTAGTCGCTCCAATTCCAACTTTGCCATCAGCGTCAATAGTTAAATCAACTGCAGCACTAGAAGGCGAACCATGCCCCATAAGAAACTTATTGGCCCCTGCTGACCATGTGTTATCTGATGCAAGCATGAAGAATGTTGCACCACCAGTAGTATTGTTATCAAAAGCTAGAACTGAGCTATATGAGGCTGTAGTTCCACCGAGTGTCAATTTTGCATTTGTGGCAGGAGAAACACCCATACCAATATCGCCATCACTATCAATGACTATTCTGTCGTTTGTACCTAATTGGTAATTACCACTAATTTTAAATTTGTCAGCATCACTATTATCAACACCAATAGCAAAAGGAGTTGTTCCATTTAAATCAAAGAATATTCTTGAGTCACCAGTTCCATTTGCTCGTAAATCAATAGTTGCATTTGAATTTCCTGTTGAAATTAATTCTAATAAATACTGTCCACTATTTAAAGGACTAGTTATTTTTAAAGGCGCTGTACTACCACTGGTTTGAGCTATTGTTCCACCTGTTAACGGAAGTTTTGCTGCAATACTATTAGTGACTGTTGTACTAAAGTTTGCGTCATCACCTAATGCTGCAGCTAATTCATTCAGAGTGTTTAATGTACTTGGTGCAGAGTCAGCCAGATTGGCTATTGCCGTAGTTACATAAGCTGTAGTAGCAATTTTAGTACTATTATCTGAGGCACTTTGTGTAGCAGTAGTTAAAGTTACATCTGCTATTTTTGCATCTGTAACTGCATCATCGGCTAATACATTTGTTGTAATTTTTGTTGCCATCTTATCCTTCTAAAACTTTTATTCTAGCTTCTAGTTCCTGTATTGCTTTTAATAATATAGGTATTGTTTCTGTATATGAAATACTTTTAGGTTTTACTTCACTTGTATTTTCTTCTTCGTGCACAGCCATTAGTGAACCATCACTTTGTATTGTAAATCCTGTATCTTCATCAACAACATGTGGGAAATCTGTTTCCCAATCCTGAGCAATAAACCCTACTTTAGTATCACTCATTCCTTTTCTATTATAAGTGACACATCTATAATCTTTTATTTTATCCATTACTGAACCAATATCAGTAATATTTTCTTTAATTCTTTCATCTGAGTGAGCAGTCCAAGATGTACCACCTGAGGACATATACACACCAGCATTATTATGATTAATCCAATATGAATGAGTATTACTTACATTTGAGCCCCATCGCCATTTTGTAGTTGTTCCATTTGCTCCACCTGTATGAATTGTCATATCACCAGACGGGTCCACCTTTTGGTAACCAATTCTACCTGCAGAGTTCATTTTAAATACTTGTATTGGACTTATCGAAGCACCAGCTGAACCAGCATTTGAAAATTGTCTCCATACATATTCACCATTACTATTTGTATGATAATGGTCCATAGCATATCCACTATCTACGGCATACTTGCTTCCTGTATCATACATATTAAACCACACATGAGATGAATTTGAACTATCAGTACCTATTGCCATTCCACCAACAGATAATGTATTATATACACTACCTTGCCAATTGTGCCCTTGGTTATCCATAGTAGTACGAGTAGCTACACCAATACCATTATTTATATAGGTATGCCCATCAGAAGCAATACGCATTCGTTCGTTATTACCGCCTGAATGAAATACTAAATGAGCAGAATTTAAAGCAACACCTAAACAACCAATTCCAGCTCCAATTGTAGAAGTACCTGCTGTTAGTTGTATTCTTGCACCATCATTTACACTAGTTCCTTTATTTTGAAATCTTGCTACATCTATAAGACCAGAACCATTTGTACCTTTAGCTGCATGTAAAAGAGCAGCAGGGTCAGTAGTTCCGATTCCAAGATTGCCACCATTTATTGGATTTATTAATAAATCATATTGAGCATTACCACCAGAATTAGAT